GGCCTCTAATTGGCTAGGAGACCTAAGTGGCCTTACCTTCTCAAACATCACGGCACAGGAGCTCTTCCTGCTGCCTGGTAGCGAAGTTGAGTTCAAGCTGGGTAACGATCCAACAATGCAAGCCATTGTTCAACGTTCCAGCGGAGTATTTGGTGGCGATGGAATTGATGAGATTATTTACCCTGCTATTGGTGGTGTCGAGATTCAGCTGACAGGTTCTGATATCCAAAACTAATGCCGAGAAAGCAAGTAAAGTCCAAAGGAGCGGTAGTATTAAAAAATTTAATTAAGTCAATGAATGACTTAGAAAAAGAGAACGGCAATATTAAAGGTGTTATTAAGTTAAAGTCATCAGCAGACTTCACTGATTATAAAACGTTAACTTCTAAATTTCCAGCTGCCGCAAAGATTGCACATGCGAAAGCCTTGGCAGTTGTTGCTAATGAACTATATATTGCTTTTGGGTTAGCCATGGAGGCCCCTGTCTGGCAGTGGGATTTTGGCGACGGAGATATTGTTGATACCGGAGATCTGCGGGATTCCTTAAATATTGTAGTTACACCAGAAGGTCTTCAGGTTATTTACACAGAAGAGTATGCTGCTTATGTTTACTATGGGGCTTACATTAATCCATACGGTAATCCAAATGTCAAGATCTATATGCCGCCAAGACCATGGATCAAGGCTGTATTAATAGGCGGAGGCCCTGTTGAGAAATTTGACCTGACAGGAACCTATAGACGTAATTTTGAAGTATTTATGAAGCAAGAATTGCCTAATGTAAAATTCTGATAGGCAACCTATGCCGCTTATCAGCTGATCATGGCAGTTTTACCTTTTGTTATCCAACCGAAAAAAAATACTGAAATTATTAAAATTGGTGATGAACAGATTGGTGTTTTTGAGATTGAACGCAAAGGCTACTTAACTGTTGCAGAAAAGTCCTTTGTTGAGAATGTAACCCAAGGATCTGACGGGGTTTCTTCTTTAGTGCTTTTGGCAAATAAAGTAGCAGCAGCTCATAAGACGACTCCAGAAAAGGCATATATGGCTATTACAGAAGCCATGTCTGGCAATAACAAGTCTAAGCTAGCTCAAGCGATTTCAACTGATTATTCAGAGGAGTTATCTTTTGCAACCACACGAATGGCCGAGTCTATGCAGCGCCGTCAGATTGCAGCGGCAACTATTTTATTACAGACTAGAATTAATCATGAGTGGAGCATCCAAGACACCTTAGAGCTTGATCCAATGCTTGTGCAACAATTGACAGATCTTTATGACAGAGAAGAACAGCGCGAAGCAATTGATCCAGTAAGCAAAGAAGAAGAGGCTAAGAATATTGTGGGAAAGTCACCAGAGGAGAGTGGGGTGTAATCACTCCGTTTGAAACAATATTTTGGGATTTAAAGTCGTTATATCCTGGTGACAATGAATTTAGTTTTGACAACTATAGTTCTTTGCCTTATGAATATGTAATCGATGCATATCAAAACGGAGCGCGGCAAAGGCAATCTTATCTACATCAATTAGAGGCACCAGTTTCACTGCTAAGTGCTTTATTTGCCAATTCCAATAGAGACGCTAAGAAGCAAAAAGTTCCACATAAGATGGAAGATTTTTTCTTGTACCAACCAGTTGATGATAGAAATACTCCAACAGGAGTCTATGGTGCAGCCGCAATGGAACTTATCGAACAACAATTATTCCCTCGATGGGCATATTGCTTCTACAAAGATCTAAAAAATTCCTCGACAGGCAATCCTCCTAATTTACTGGGTCTTATAAATGAAAAAGCTATAATTTTAGCACCAGAAATTACACAGAACTCTGTCAAGGGGATGCTAATTATGGAAGATGTGGTATCTGAGCAGACAATTGAAATGGAGTCAACCCTAGGTGGTATTGTTAGAGTCACAATGCCAAAAGCGACTATACGTTATAGCGCAAAAGAAGGAGTTGAAGTTCCTATTGCTGCATAATTGCCGCCGAAAAAGATTGACAATCAAAGACATCTCCTGAAATAGGGATATTCTCTTTCTCAGCTTCCATCCATGCCCTAATCCTGTATTCACGCTCCATTGAGTATGAATTTTGATTGCGGAACCATTCAGCCCATTCTTGACTTCCCTTTGAGTGATTGCACTTTTTGCAGGCAGGAATACAATTACTTGTCCTGTCTTCACCACCCTTAGCTCGAGGCTTAACGTGATCTAGAGTTAATGAGGCATCGTCGATTGGTGGATTTCCGCAATAGGCGCAACAGTTGCACCAAGCCTCTTTGATCGATTGCCGCCAGAGGTGTTTCGCTTCTTTTCTTGTCATTGCATCTAGATTAAAAAGGTAGTCATGGATCCTTGGTCGGATCGGTAAATCCTTTTTAATCATCGAGTTCTGATGACAATGACTCCGCTTAAAGATGAGGCATCTGGGCTTCTCATGAGCACCTTGGCGGCTGTCTAATCTATAGTTCCTTAAATTGGGCAGACTAAAACACGGTTTTTCGTGTTCTGATGGCGCAAACTTTTGCCACGACACCGCAGATTATCTATAATGTCTTAGCTAATGACAGTAGCTTTTCTTCATACATAGGAAGCTATAGTTTTACTGGCGGAAGCACAAGTCCATCGATTGTTATCTTAACTCCTGGAGAAGTTCTGCCACAGCTAGAATCACAAACCGGTCTAGAATGCATCATTCATGATTCTGGAGACGTTGGTCGTAAGGATTATGTTAATGATAATTCTGACTTGCTGACGACCTGGAAGGTATTTTTGATTGTATGGGACGGGTCAACGGGAAGTGATCTAGACGCTGCCGCCAAGCGTGCTTTGCACTTGTTCTATGGTGCTACAACAATGGAAACCTTGTCAGTCTCTAAAGGTCTTGGCGCTCGTGTTCAGACAATGATTATGATTCCTGAGAATGGTGGTTTACATGCAGACGCAACTGCAATCTTAGATTCCTTGCCTTAAAACCTTGTTATTGCAGGCATTTTTACTGCAGGCGAATAAATAGTATTCCAGACCATTAGGAACCCTACGATAGTGGGGTGAATCCCCCATTTTTGCTCAGTTTTCAGCATTCTGGAAATTCACCCATGGCTAATTATTCTGCAGCCTTTGGATATAAGGTTTACTTACTTCCACTGGCTTCCGCTCAAACCGATTTAACCTTTACTGGTATCACGACTGGTACTGGCCTTAGCAGTGCTAGTACTGGATTCATCAAGACTGATAGTTCAACTCTTGGTGATGAAGGTAATGTTGCTGCCGACAATGATACTGTCGCATACGACACTGCAACTGGCATCTTCACTGTTGAAAGCCAAGTTTATGCAATGGACGGCACTACCGCCACTGACAAGCCCTTCAAGCTGCTTGGATTGACCAACGCATCACTAGAGACTGATACCTCTAGCGAAGATGTGATTACTTATGACCGCACAACCCGTGGTTATAACACTAACATCGCTACCACTAAGTCCTTCAGCCTGTCATTAGAAGGTGTTGCTGACTTTAAGAGTGCAGCCTATCAGGTCTTGCGTTTGGCTGAAGCTAACACTGTTAACAACAGCTTGCGCGTTAAGTTTGCTCGTATCGGACCAACCGGAACTGACGAGACCATCTACGGTTACGGAACTCTCGAAGGCTACTCTGAATCAGTGGAAGCTGGTTCCGTGGTTTCCTTCAGTGCAACACTGAATGGTTACGGCCCCTATAACTTAGATATCGACGCTAACGCTTGATATTAACTTAAAAAGCCTCAAATGCCCCGCTACGGCGGGGTTTTTTCTTGGCAGACTATTTTAGCCAATTCTAGTATCAAGCAATGCTGACGGTACCAGTAAAGTTTGATGTAAACGCTGGTGAACTGCAGGCAGCTTTAAAGCAATTACAAGACGGAAGTCAAAAGGCTCTTCAAGAAATCCTTGACTTTAACGGAAAGAAAATAAATATTGAGTATAATTTTACTAGCAATGGATCAGTCATTGCAAAAGAATTAAGCGAACAAGAAGTTGCTATAAGAAAAGCAAATAAAGCATATTTACAGTCAGTTGGTGGGCAGCAAAATTCTGTTGCAAGAACAAAAAAACAAATCCAAGCATTCAAAAAACTTAGAGACGAACTGAATCAAAACAATCCTAAGTGGAAACAATACTCAGCTGCTGTAAAAATTGCAGAAGATAAACTAAGAAAGCTGCAAGGAGCAACTGCTGGCAGCCTGGATGCAATCAGGAATCAGCGAAGTGAATTAGTTAAAATGCGTAATGCTGTAGCAATGAATTCGCCTGAATTCAAGAAGCTAACATTAGAGATCAAGAAATTAGATGATAGGTTTAGTCAGACCACACCTAAAGCCAAGAGTTTTTTCAGCGTTCTAGGTAAAGTTGCCCTCGCCCAAAACGCATTCAATGCCGTTACGGGCACAATTAGATCAGCAACTAATGCATTCGGCGCATTCGTAAGCAGAGCAAAAGAACTTGAGGCTTTTAACCTTGCAATTAAAAACGTAGGATTCACTCAAGCAGAAACTAATCGAATTTTTAAGCAAGCTGAAACCACAGCCAATCGTCTTGGTGCTCCTCTGCAGCAAGTTGAGAAGAGTTATAAAAGAATGATCCCAGCCTTAAAAGCTGTAGGCACAAGTGCTGCTAATTCTGATAAGTTTATTGCTGCTATCAGCGCAAGAAGCCAAACACTTGGATTAAATACAGAACAATCAGGCCGATTGCTAGAGGCATTCGCTCAGGTGCTGAGTAAAGGGAAGCTCCAAGCAGAAGAACTTAATCAACAAATCTCTGAACTTGACGGCGCATTCAGAACGCAATTTGCAGATGCATTAGGGGTAAGCAGTGCAGCATTAAATGAGTTAATATCTGACAGTAAAATTACTGCTGATGTATTTGTTGAGACTGTTAATAAAATGCAAAATGGCGTAGATGCGCTAGCAGAAAGAATTAAGAATGGTACAGCTACAATTCAACAGCTGCAAAATGTAGCCTCTAATATTGAGACGAAAAACCTTGAAAGCATTGCTAAGACTATTGAACCAGCAATTAAGGCGTTTTTAGAAATCCGCTTGGCAGTCGCTGAATTTATCAAAGAATTTAAACAGACCAAAACCTTTGATTTTCTTGCTACTACATTTAATCAAATAGCAAAATCAGCACGAACCTTAATTGATAATACTTTAAAACTAGTTTTAGCAATAAGCCAACTATTAGCTCCCATTACTGGATTATTGGATGGTATTTTAAGTCTTGATGCTAATTTTGGCGGGTTGATCGGGATTTTAGCGCATGTAGCTGCTGGCTTACTTCTAATAAAAGGAGTAACTGTTGCATTTGCTACAGTTACAATCAAGCTTGTAGTTGCAGCTAAGCTTGCAAAAATATCACTTCTAAAGTTAGGAAAAGCAGGAAAAGTGTCAGCTTTAGGCATGAATCTGTCAACTGCTAGTGCGAGGAGGCTAGAGGTAGGATTAAAACGACTTAAAAAAGCTGTACCATTCCTTGCTATTGCAGCAGGCATTGGAGTAATCTTTAATGCATTTACGGCAAGTGCTAAAGGTGCCAAGGAAATTGAAACAGCATATTCAGATTCTTTTGATAGCTT